AGTCTGTCTTTACATTTTAAAAGACTTGGCAAAGTTTGAATCCCGTTCTGATTTAAAAAAGAATCCCAAGGCTGTAGCTAAGCTCGAAGAGATTTTGAATGAATACAGATTTGAGTAGGATATTCGATCCAGTTCAGAACCCTTCCCACTACACTGAGGGCAGGGTCTACGAACCTGTTAAAGTGATAGAAGATTGGGGCCTCGACTATCACCTTGGTACTGCCCTGAAATATATATCAAGAGCCGGTAGGAAAGGTTCCTTCGTCGAAGATATACAGAAAGCTATATTCTATTTGGAGAGAAGGCTCTCCATTGAAATGAAAAGGAACAGCAATGAATAAGCGAAGAGGTCGTCCTGCTCTCGGAAAGCCCGGAAGCCACAAGATGTATACGTTTCAGATGCCTATCGCGCATATAAAGAAGCTCCGCACTCTGGCAAAGAAGGAGGAAACTACTGTTCCCGAACTTCTCCGGAACGCTGTGGAGCATGTGATTAATAACGGTCCGATCTAGTATGTGAGGGGGGACGGGCTCGTAACTCAGCTGGTTAGAGTGCTGTTCTTATAAAGCAGTGGTCGCGGGTTCGAGTCCCGCCGAGCCTACCCCTCACCTTTTGTTATCTCTATGCTGACGTTTATCCCGTAGATTAAATTTCTTATCTCTTTTGTCAGGTCGTAAATTAATTTATCATCAAGAATTTTTGTAACTTCTTCTGATAATAAGAAACCTTCTGCGTTGCTTAAACATATTTTTGCTTGGTACAACATTGCTGTAGCATCGCTTTCAAAAGTCCTGACTTTCAGTAGTTCCACCTTCATAAAAATACCTGTTCTCTACCGCGCACAGCAGCAAATAAAAGTTATCATCGTGGCCTCCATTGGTTCTCTTCCAGTGGGGGCCGTGTTTGTAATGGGATATGACGTGGCAGTATTCGTGCAGAAGAACTGATATAGATTCGCTTCTTGATAAGAACTTACTTACTCTTATGAGCGGAATTCCGCTCCCCAGTTCGACGTAACCTAAGCAGTCCTTCTCAGATTTGGGCAATTTTTCGACCCGCAAGCGAGTTTTTCGACCGTACTCATTGATTAGCCACTTGTGTATCTGATGTAACCTGTCTCTTTTAGAAACTTGTTTACGAATACTTCGCCTTGACCCTTTCCATTCCGATCCATTCGACATCGAAATCACCTGACTTTACATTATGAAGAAGGCAACAACCTCTGCGCCACATCTGATTAGCCGGACCAGCCCAAGGTTCGGAGTGTTCGAAGTAGCAGCCAGCTACTAATCCATGCAGGTTCTTTCCTCCGCTGTCTGTTCTGACTGAGTGATCGAACGTGTGCGTGTGCCCTTGGATGCAGGTTCCGAATTGCTTGGTGATGAGGCTGGCTGCTTGGTGCATTCCAGAGATAGGTCTCCCCATAACCCCAGACGTGAAATAATGAGAAAAGGAACATCCTTCAATCTTTTTGATCTCAAGAAACGGCACCTCTTCCCAGCCAAGCTCTTTCAACCTCAAGTCATCTGTCGAAATTATCTCTTCAAATCTTGGTTCTGATTCAATGAACTTTGAGATTCTATGTTCATGGTTGCCGATACAGAATATCTTCTTAGGCTCGTATTTATTCTTACTAGAGCCTCTGTTGTAGTTCTCTATCTGTATATGAAATCTCAGCATTGCATCGAGTCCGATGTCTATATCTTTCCAGTAAGATGCTCCGTTAAAAGATTTACTACCCGGCTTATCAAAAGAATTAAGAGAGTGCATGTCCCACAGATCGCCTAGATTTACTATGTAATCAGGCTTTCTATCTACAGCTAACCTCCCTAACCATTCAAATCTATGGTTGGATATGCCGGGTTTTGCGTGACTGTCAGGCACAACGAGTATTGTCTTTCCCAATTTAGGTTTCTTTGATGCTCTTTTGTAAGGAGGAGGAGGCTTCAGCTGGTGAATGTCTCTTCTGATTCTCTCTTCGGTAAGTTCTTGTTTTTTGTTTGACATAAAAAAGCCCCTGCCGAAACAGGGGCCTCCTTGTTTATTCTCTTATGCTGTCGATTGCATCGCAATACATATCAATATCAATCAGGTATTGAAGAACTGGCAACGGGACGTACTCGTCACTCAGAGCTTCGATCGCTTCCTGATTCGGGACCGGGCAGGGTGGTACTATCGTCTCCCTCGGTTGCTTCGCGCAGCCTGCGCTTCCAATGCTTGATAAGCACAGCGCGATTAGGGCGAGGCCCGAGAAGTTTCTCAATACCTTTTGATATGCTGTTGAGTTTTTCTTCAGCATGTTGGTTCTCTTTCTTGATCTTTCCGAGGTTTCTTTTGTCTTCTCCCCAAAGAAGCGAGAATGCTATGACAGTCCCTATGGAAACAGCGATTGAGAACAGAGCTTCAATCATTAGCCGTTACTTGCTTTGCCGAAATTAGCTCCGAGAATGTTAATAACCTTTAAGATGCTATCAACAAACTTGTTATCGGAATCGTTGGGAGTCATCGTCGCAACGACAGCGAATGCTCCCACCAAGTTCAATGCAATCTCTATAATGCTGTTGATGTTTTCTAATATCCAATCCATTTTTCACCTCTTATTAGGTTGGAACTCGATGTGTATATGATCTCTTTCGAGAACAACATCAAACTCGTCACCTAGTTCAATAGCTAAGCCCTCCGTGAACTCAACTAAATCCTTTTCCTCTATCGCCCAAATCCGCAGATCGGCTGCGTAGCCGACGTAGTGCAATGAGTTTGGCGAATGCTTTCCATCACACAGTGATGTGACAACCATGTCTTGCAAACCCATCGACCAGAAATATCCAAGCGCCACTTGCAGACCAAGGACAAGCTCCGGCTTGACACCGTTCATCGACACATCGTGTTTTAATTTTAATACTGTCATTTAGCTAGTTATTCAATGCGGATAGAGGGAACGGAAATCTCGGAGATAGGTCAGATTTTTCCATGACCTTCTTCGAAGAGGACAGTAGTGCATTCCTGAGGGCATCAATTCTTTTAATGGCTTCTGCTTTCTGGTCTGGGTCTGTCCTAGTGTCTAGCAATATAAACCTCTCAGCCCTTCTCAATCTTTCTAGCTCTGTGTCTATGGCGTTGATCGCAGGCTTCATGGATATAACACCTGAGTTTTCTTCAAATATCTCTCTGGCTTTTTCAATATCGCCATCGTTCCTTGCTGAGTTAAAAGCGTTCAGTATTCCTGTCGTTGAATTTCTGAATGCGTACCACTCCGACATTGCACCTGCTGATCCCTCTGCGCTTTGCAAGAAGCGCCTAGCGATCATCATCTGATCCGCTCTTAAGGTCGGCCTTGCGGGTAGCCCTTTAACATTTCTCATCGCCCAGTCAGCAACTGTCAATAAGTAGCCGCCTAGCGTTCCTGTGTATCCCCTAAGGACATGCTCTACCTTAAGCGGTGATGCGTCAAACGCTTCTCCGATTGTTACAGCAAGCTCGTTTGTAGATAATCTCTTTTGATATTCAGGGTCAGCTCCAGTTAAATACCAAGGCACGATGCTGCTGCCGGTGTAGAATGAATGATTCATCATTGCTTCTAAGACAGGCTTTGCAAACTGAGGACCGAAGACGTTGATCTCAAGAGTCGAAGCGACTCCTCTCTTGATTGCATCTACAGATTGCTTGTATGTCTGGTCGCCACTGTAATAGTGATACACTCTTTCCGGCACAGTTTTAAATAGAAACCCAACTTCGAAAGGTACAGGTATCTTAAAGCCGGGCATATCACCAAAGCCGGGGATAATCCAGTTATCATCTCTTACTTCAGGCTTTGCATTTTTGTATTCGTCTTCATCTTCCACCATCCCGGCGTACATAAGGGATGCTGTAGCCAGCAAGGAAGCTCTACTCAAAAATCCTATGAGTGCTTTGTTTCGAGTCTCGTTCGTTACGGTAGAATACTTACCTGTCCCCGCTCGATACAAAACATCTAAGCCTTGAACTCTTGCATTAAGGAATGGAACAACGGCAGTGATTATCTTCGCTAGTCCAGAGTTTCCTCTTCTAGAAAAGTTAATAACTTCAGCCGCTTGGTAGATAGCTTCAGATTCCGCTTGTCCTCTCGTGAATCCTTTTTCTAATAGATCTTGAAGAACGCTTTCATAGACCGCTTGCCTTGTTGCTGCGTCAGACTTAGTGGATACATCACCACTCCAATCCCACAGCTTTGTAGCCGAAGACCAGAATGGAATCTTCTTCCCCGGCATCTGCCCTTCTTCTTTCAACTTCTTGGTAAACTTCTTGACAAGATCCTTAGTTGTCCTTGCGTTGTCAAATCCGCTGATAATCCCTGCGCTCTTTAGGGTCTGATAAGAATCGTTTTCTCCGCTAAAGAAACTTCTCATCGTGTCTATGACAGGCTTTGTACCACCGGCAGTAGTCCAAGTGGACAAGGAGTCTCTGAGTAAGTTTGCCATGATGAAGTCAGGGCTTCGAGTGACCATTTCCCTAAGGAACTGAGCGGGAGCGGAAAAGAAGTTCAAATACTTTATGTGCCCCTCGGCCATCCCAGCGAGAGAGTCATGCAGAAGCGGATCAAAAACATTAAAGTATCTATCTTCTCCATCCATTCTCACAGAGTGAGTGTCTGCTCTTACTTGACTAGGCTCTACTTCTGTTGCCATTCCAATGAGAACAGCGTCGTCCATCACTCTAGTTGCTGCGACGTTCTTCATTCCGCTGGTGACAGCCGCTTCTAGGTTTCGCATAATTCCAGTAAGCGGATCGACAACCATCGAATCTCCGCCCCTTGCCTTGCGAGGCGGCTTCGCTCCAGTCAAGGAGCCAAACATAGAGGAAGGCATTCTGGATTTCTGGGCAGCATCCATAGGCGGCATCCGTCCATCTCTTTCCATCTGGGCAAGCTCTTCCCCTATGAGATCTTGCATTCCAGCTATGAGTCTTTCATCCGCCTCGCCTTCGAACTCTCTATAGAAGGGTATGTAGTCTCCGTACTTCTTGAAGACCTCCCCCATGCTGTCGTTGATAATCCCTGTGTCTTTCATGTAGTCAACGATTGCATCATTCCATTCTCTGTAGTCTGCATCTACAGATTCAAACAGCTCTGTCCAGCCGTTAGCCTGAGCTGTATCCATGACGGTCTGTCTCTCTTCAGCAGACATCGAGACCATCCTGCCTTCTCTTTCAAATCTCCCCTCCCTGATTGCGATTTTCCATACATGCCAATCTCTAAGGAGGTCAACTTCCCCTTTGAATAGAGGCTGTAATATTTCGATAAGCCCCTTTTCGTTTGTATCCACTCGGGTTATTCCATCCCTGTAGACCAACCTTCCTGATGTAATGGCCTCTTGAACTATGCCTTTAGACTTGTCCGACAAGTACGCAGCCTTGAGCGCGTCCATGCCAGCGAGCATGTAACTTTCATCTCCTCTAATTTCTCTAGCTTTCTCGACAGCTCTTCGTATTCCTTCATACTTGTCTATGAACTTCTGCCTAAACCAAGCAAGAGGTCTGTCCGATAGTACGTCTTTTACAGATTCCCAAAGACTCTTATGGACAGGCGGAGGGCTTATCGTGGCGTGGAGAACGTCATAAGATCTATCGCCCTTTGTCCGAGCTGTATCTACGGTAAGCTCCACTAGCTTCTCATTTGATAATGAAAGTTTACGAGGCTTCATTTCTCCTAGCGCAATCGGTATAGACATATCATCCATGATCGACTGGTCAGCTGAAACCGTTGACTTTTCTTTTGAAATTCTAGGTATAAAGCCCGGAGTTTTATTGATTAAGTTATCTCCGAATTTAGAAATTTCTTGATCTGAAGTCTGGCTATCGAACTGTGCGACATAAAGATAAGTGTCGCTGTACCCTGAAGAGTATGGCCCCGGCAAAGCTCCAACGATTCTAAAGTTCGGAACAGTATCTTCAGATATACCAGTCTCTTCTTCTAGTTCCCTGAGCGCAGTCTCAAGGGGGGATTCTCCGGGGTCGAGTCTGCCCTTGGCTATGCTCCAGTGATACCCGTCAAAGAAATTTGCGACCTCTCTTAATACAATATTATCCTTATCATCTTTGACCATGACACCGTAAGACGGGATAGATATATTCTCTATCGGACCCCACTCCTTAGGTGTAATCTCGGTTATGTCAAAGTCAGGAGAAGTCTTAAAGTCCTTCATCGCTCTAATTATTTTGCGATCTCTCTCCCGACCCCTTTCGTTCGTAGACTCGGAGACCTTTTCTATCGCCTTATCGGGAGAGAAGGATTCGACAGAGCTAGTCTCTTGGCTTGCAGTACCCTTGTCTTTCCACTGAAGATCGTTCAGGGAGAACTTTCTTCCGGGCTGGCCCGTGCTGGTGAACTGGGCTGCGGCGCTGCTGTCGCCGACAATATCTGCCCTGCGAGAAGCTAGATCCCTTCTCCTTGCTTCAAGGATGTTGAACGCTTCTTCGTTTTCTTCTGGGTCAACAGGGCCAAATTCGCTAACAGCTTTGCGAAGATCATCAACAGGAATAGAAAGAACCTTGTCGATTCCTTCTACTAAATCTTCGTCTGTAACCTTGTCAAAGACCAGAGAGGCTTCCGGAGCGATGTTCATATCTCTCATGGAATCTATATCGTTAGCTTCCGGACCCCAAAGGCCTGCTCGCATGTCATTCTTCAGCCCGCCCTGAGCGCGGTAAGGCATCGTGCCGCCGGGGTCAATCCTAACCCCGCGACCTTCTTTAATAAGCAGGTTGTCAAACACAAGGCCAACGACATCCCAGTTCCCCAACCAAGCATCAACAGCAAAGTTCTCTTGCACGCCCGGCACTCTCTCGCTTACAAGAAGATCTCTATCCATTCCTAAACCGGGAACAAATGAAGAGGCTACAGAAAACTCGCCGTTCCTCACTGCGGGGTTAGCGTCAGCAACTTCGACACCTGCAAGCTGGTACAGCTTACTGGCGAGGATTTCATTTCTCCCGATATCAGGATCTCTCGGTGTCTTAACGTAATACTGCTCCCCGGTGTCTTCGTTTCTATACATTCCACCCGCGTTTGATCCAGTTTGACTCCCAACCTGTTGGAATCCGTCCTCGTCTACGTTGACAATCGACCATCTCGGATTCCTAGTCCAACCTATAACGGGGGCTCTCTCCCTCGCGGCGTCTCTGGATGCTAGATAATTTGCCCCAAAACTCCTCATCTCACTATCTAACTGATCGAGTACGGCGAACGCACCCTTGACGCCATCATTGGCACGTTTAGATGCGGGGATAGAATCATCTTTCCTATAGTTCTTAAAATTTGAATCTAAAACTGCGCTACCTAAAACGTACTGCAACGTATCATCCGGAAAAGCATAATGTTCAATAAAACTTTCTAAATCTGGAAGCATTTCCAGATCACTAAACGGAGGAGTTGTGACCATCATCGTGTGTAGAGCGTTGAATAGCTTGCGATTATACGCAGATCTTTCTCCACCACCTGTAATTGCATTAAAGAAAAGACTACGGAAAAGAGATTTATCGTCTTCTCTTGAATAGGGATATTGGTCGCGCCGCCATTCCTCATAATTTCCAGTATCGTATCTTAATAGCCCATATTCATTTAGTTCAAGTATGTCTGAATTTGTGAAATCTTCAGATAGTAAAGCTCCTTTCAATAAAAGTGCTCTGAATATTTTACTCTCTAAAGTTTTAGATGTGGCAGTTATTGGCTTACCTTCGGGAAGAGATTGAACAATGTATTTGTTCGAACCCTGCCAGCTTCCCACGGAATTTATATTATTCATTGGGGTAAAAGATTTATTTATTGATGGAAATACTGAATCATAAATATCTTGAGATGAAATTACTCCATCCTCTACTGCCATTCGTTGTTCGGCCATCTCAATTAGTTGTTGACCTATAACATTAATAAATAAGTCGTTATACTCTAAAGCATTCTTGAAGGGATAAAATTCTTTTACTTCAAAAGTTCCGCTAGTAAATAATCCAGCTTCAAAATCGAAACCTCTTGCTGAATCAGACTGATGAGCAGGAGTCTGGGCGCGCACGCTTCCAGATATTTTTCCAGCAGGAAATACAAAAATAAGACCATCACTAAAGTCTTCTTCGGCTGTGCTTATCTTGGAGGTTAATTCCCCAACTCCGTCTATAGAGATTGTTCTACCTACCGCTCTATCACTAGCCCAATCAAGTGCTTCTTCGTAGGTAGTTGAAGATCCGAGTGCGCCAGCTTCGTCTCTTGAAGAAATGTCAAATAAAAATCTAGAAAAACTTGTGCCTCTGAAGACAGGCATGTTTGTAACTGGCGACGTTCTTTCAAAAATATATTTAAAGATAGCTGCATGGGCTCTTTCTACGGGCGTTTGCAGAACAGACCCGGTGAAGCGTTGAACGCTGTCGTAGTCATTGTCCCATGTGTTATCTTTATCCTTAGCTATCTCGCCTATGCTTTGTTTTAAATCCTCAACATCTGTTGTTTTGTTATCAAAATATTTTTCTGCAAATTCTAAAACACTCTTATAGCCTTCTAAGAATCTCGGCGTTTCACCTGACAAACTCTTTACCGTAGAAGAAACAGCTGACTCTGAGTTATCTAAACTTCTCAAAATAAGCCTAGCTTGTGTAGCAGAACGAGTGTGTTTAAGGCTGTCTAATATTGGATTTACATATCTTTTATGGAGCGACGCGATAGTTACGGCGCTTGGAGTTTTTCCTGAATCAATTAAACTCTTAAGTTTTCCATAGTCGCTAAGAACCACAACAGCTCTTGCTTCCATTGGAAGAAGTTCTTCAGTTTGCATAACTTTTTGTATAGCTGGATATATAAATGATATGTAACCATCTTCAAGTTCTTCTTGAACCGCTGATACAATTAAATGCCCTTCACTGAACGAACGGTAATCTCTTTGAGACAATGAGTTTACCATTAAATCAAGATTTAAATCATACTCTCTATTTAAGTCTCCAGAAAATCCGAAGTCACTTTTTAAGATGTCACTATCCGATCTTCCGTCAGCTTCATTGGTAAATTGGTTAATGTCTCTTACATCGTCTTCTATCTCATTGTTAAATGGGATAGTGGAAATGTCATATAAGAATCCATGATGACGCGAAGGATCATGCAGTTCTCTCATTGGGGTGTTTTTTACACTTTGTAATTCAACTTCTAAACCTTCTATCTGGCGACTTAGCTGTTCGCCACTCAGGGGATATTCGTCTTCATCGAGAATTCTTCGACTTGTTAGCCTATAACCATTTACTATTTGGTTTACGGCGTTGTTAATTGCTTTTACAAACGTCTTGTAATTGTCAACGGAGCCGTAATTTTTTATGCCCGCTGCCTGCATGAGACGTTCGGGATCACTATTGCTACTCAATAAATCCAAGTCTGAATTCGTCATGCTGTCTAAATTCAAAGAGAACTTTGTTGTCATGTCAGCAGGAACGAAACCACCGGGCACTTCGAGTAAGTAAGAGCTGTCACCCGCAACAGACCGTTTAGACATCTCCTCTTTAAGCTCTTGCCTGTATGCAGAATCTGATTCTTCTTCCCTTCTTTCAAACTCTCCAAGCATTTTCTGGCTGGTGATCGAGTGACGCTTTAAAGTCTTGTTGACTTTTCTTTCTTCAGGCTGCTCGGAATCTGCCTGCCTTCTTGCAATCTCGCCTCTGATTATTCTTGCTTGTTGAGCAGAGGATTCCTCAGTGTCCTTAAGAGTCCTGATCTGATTTCTTTCTCTAGATTGAACAGTTCCGATATTGCTGATAACTTGCGAGGCGTCAGCAAATCCGATACCGCTGAACGCATTGGCAAGTTTCTCCATAAATCTCTGGATACGCTCAAGCAGCGTCCGGGGACGACCAGCAATTTGTCTTCTGACATTCTTATCTGAATAGAACTGCCGGTACATTTCGGCGACAGCTTCTTCCTGAATAGACTCTTCAGTTTCGTAACCCTTTACGCCTTTATAGGTTTCCTCGGCCCATTCGCTAAATGACTTACCGTCGCTCCGCTTGACCCTGTAAGTCGCATTAACTAATGCTCTCCACTCGTTCATCGTGAACAAGTCTAAATCTCTCATGGCGTGGATAGCTTCGTGATTTACAACATCTCTCACCGCCTGACGGATCTCTGCATCCGTTGTCGCATTCCTGACAGTCGGGTGGTTTAAGTTGATTGCAATAGTCCGAAGCCCGCCGAGGTTGGGGTCAAAGAATCCTTCTGCATTTACGGACTCATTGATTACCTTTGCGGCTACGTCACTCTTGACACCAGCATCAACTAAGGCTTGCTCAAGCTCTTTAAGAATCGTTTGATTCCTTTGAGTTTGATCGCCTTCGATTCTTCTCTCAGGGGCAAAGCTCGGAAGCTCCTCCGCTGTCGCGAACTCTTCCCTTAACGCTGGATCTAGTCTGGCTCCGCGAGCCCTGAGGAAACCGGCGAGTCTTTCGCGGGCGCGAGATTTTTCTTCAGCACTTCGAACATCCCAGTCAGCTAAACCGGGAGTGAGTTCTGAAATTCTTTCGTCTCTGAGAATGTTTGCGGAGTTTTCATCGGGAGCAAATCCGTATTCAAGAACAGAAGTTGTTCTCCCCTCCTCGTTCACTCTTTCAATCGTTGCGAATCCACTCGATTTATTCTTGTCTACTGTGAAATCAACAGGCTGATTCGATAAAACTTCCACCCTTGCGCCCGGATCAGAAGTTTCAATTTCTTCTGCTAAACTTTTAGCGTTGTTTTTGTTCTTGTAAGTTTTTATTTCTTGTCCGTTTTTCTTTACGGTGTAGCTTCTGCTCCGATGCTTCAAACGCTTGGCGGAGTTGATGGCTTCTTTTCTATTAATCGCACCGTCTACAATCTCGCCGTTCGCGTTACGAACGAAGTAACCTTCGGAGGGCTCAGTAGTGACTTCGTAGTCGCCAACCTTTAAAGCCCTTCCGTTATCAGCTTCTTGAATGTCCTGATAAGTGACAGGCGTAAACATGCCCTTAACTTTATCAGTCTTAGGGAGGTCTCCCCTGACCCGCATGTCAGAGATAAACTCCTTGTACGTTTCTGAACCGTACTTACCAGTCACACTTTCAAAATCACCCTGAGTTATTCGTCCATTCTCTTGGCCGATTTTAAGAAGTTCTTCGTACTGGTTCTCTGTGTAGGGAGTTCTTCTGGGCTTTAGAGGTTTCCTTCCATCTTTCTGACTAACTCTTTGAGCGTATCCTCTAGTCTCTAACGCTTGAACAATACTTGAAGCAACAGCTCTGTCAGTCTTGGAGTTCCCCATTCCCAGAACTTGGCGAACGGTGTCTCCATTAATCGACTTAGCCTTTCGAGTTCCCTTCACGGCAGCATCGAACTGCGCTCGGGTGAACATAGGCATGTCCGCTCCGCCATCTTCTTCGACATACTCTTGAACCTTCAGGCCAGACAGTACCGATCTAATCCTTCTTCTTTCTTTGTTGTCAGTATCTTTTAAGTTTGCTGTCCTGCCGTTCGTTTGCCGTAATACAAAAGCCCTAAACCCGTCTGTATTCGTAAGAATGTTTCTGGAGTCAGCAGCCTCTATGACATCTGCTATCTCTACAGGAGTGTTCTCTTGAGCCTGAAGTCCAGCCATTCTGACTGTATCGTTGTTTCTGCCAGCTTCTTCGTTAGCTAACCTCCAACGATTTTCATTCTCCGATTGAATCCTTTCTGCTCTTTCTATTTCAGCTTGATAAGCAGCTTCCCTCTGAGAGTCCTGACTTTTCCTGAGCCTCCTTTCGGCATCAGACATTTTATTCCAGTTCTCTTCAGCTTTCTTATTTGCTCTGTGAGCCCTGTATGTACCGGCAGTGCCAAAAACTCCCACTACAGGGATGGTTCCGGCTACAGTTGCTTTCATCTCATCAACAAATCCAACATCATCTAAGCTGATAGACTCGCCAGCTTGCGCTCTTTCGAGTACCGTTTGCATCAACTCTGTAGGAAATTCCGTTAATGACTCTAAGGCTCCCTTGCCGATAGTCTTTGATAATGTCTCTTTCCCGGCTCGCGTGGTGGTGGCGGCAAGGGATTGCTTAAGGCTCCGGGTCGCCGCAAGCTGAGCGCCACGACCAATACCTCCGGTCAAGGCAATGAATATGTAGTCCATTGCTGCCTGCGGACCGGCGGCAGCGGCAGCGGCAAAGTTGTTTATGTCTTCCGGTGTTACATCTTTTTGCCCACCTTTAGAAGCAACTTCATACTGTCGCTCAAGGTTGTCTGCAAAGAATTGAGTGGCGAGAGTTCCGATAGCGAAAGCTGCACCAAACCCAGCCTTCACTAAAGGATGAGGCGAAGCGGTTGCTCCAGCCCTGAGAACAGGCAGAAGCCTAGCAAGGCCAGCGCCAACTTTTTGTCCTAGTTTAGTTTTAGCTACAAGATCCGAAGCCCCGACCTTGCCAGCAGCCATCGCGGGAAGCATGTACGGAGTAGATATGCCAACTTGTTCTTTTGCAAATGTCCAAGCGGTGCTTGCTGCGTCTGCTAAACCTTTCTTATCGTAATCATCAATGATATCAGTGTATTGGACAGGCTCAGGCAGAATCTCCGCAGCTGCTCTGTTTGTTTCTTCGTATATCCGTCCGGCTTCGTCTAAAGATTCTTGAGAGCCGAAGCCACCGAGAACTGTTGACGGTGCCGCAGATAAGGCTCCGGCCATTCGCGTGATCGTAGATCTAGCAGCAGGGAAGAAACCGGAAGGCTTTTCGAAAAGATCAGGTCTCTCCTGCATCAGCTGTTGATAAGCCTGCTCTCTCGTGACCCCAGCAGGAAACGATATTACCTTCCCGTCGGGCAACTCTATGCCATTCGGTTCGTTCTCAAGCCAAGCCATATTTACATTGCTCCAAACGCAGCATTGAATCTTTCGGTGTTAGCTGGGATTCCAGAGATTCCACCACCAAGTCCACGACTCTGTATCGACGATATTAAATCTGATAATAATCTTTGCTGTTCTTCTGGCGTAGCACTTAAGAAGTTGGGGTCTTTGGATAGTACGCGCTGTGCTATCTCGGCAGCTTGATAATATGTATTTCCAAGGCTCTCTGCTCTAGCTTCGTTTAACGCTATCGTAGATTCACCAACTCTCTCTGCTAACTTCTCTGCTGCATTTTTCCTAGCGTTCTCTCTTCTTTGCTGAGCAAGAGTGGTCGCTTGATTTAAACCAGCGATCCCTGCCTCTCCGATGTTTTTACCGGAGGCAAACTCAAGACCACCGCGCAGCATTGCGTCAAATAAAGGCTGGAGTTTCCCAGACTTGAGCATGTTGGACGAGTCTTTTGTAGTCGTATCTTTTTTACCCTCGCTACCCGCAGGTGCGTCGAAGTTAATTGCTCCGTACTCCGTGATCGGGCTAGGTCCGGGCGGGGCAAAGTCTTCACCGGGGTCGGCAATATTCTGGGCACGACCCGGAACGGGTTGGCCTGCCAGCATGGCTTCTCTGATCTGGGGCCTTAATTCTTCTGCCTTTAGTTCTCTGGGGCTTCCGGGGAATAATCCCAAAAAGTTTTTGGTGCTTTCGCCTTGAGTTTGCCTTCGAACTTCTTCCTCAACTTGAGCGATAAATTCAGGATCTTCTGTTTTTCTTTTCTTGGAGATGCCTTCTAGATAAGAAGTTGCTGCTCCCGGTGTTGTTTGCTCTGCAAGATCCAAAGCACGGAGAGTATCTTGTGGAATTCCAAGATCCTCATAGCCTCTGAGCCAAGAATATTCTGGTGGATTTTGCATTGTCAGGTCTGGAGCCGGGAAGTAGCCGACACCATCTGGGTTATACGCAGTCTGGGTGTAATCATCAACAATCGGGTTGTATCCTAAGAGGTTTTCAATAGTCTGTACCCTAGTTAGGTAGTCCTTTGTTTCTTCCGGAATTCTACCAACGCTCGCATCTCCCGAAAGGTATTTACCCATATTCCCCTGACCCCAGTTGTAAGCTCGTATTGCGTCTTCGGGTCGATCAAACCTTTCAGCCATTTTAGCTATGTAAGAAACTCCACCAGCAATATTCTCGTCCACATTGAACGGATCGCTAACGCCTAATTCGGCTTGAGTTGAGGGCATTAGTTGGAATAACCCCTGAGCCCCTTTAGGGGATTTTGCCGTCGGCTTTAATCCGGATTCAGCCATAGCTGTAGCTACCGCCAGATTTGGATCAACTCCTTGCCTGATAGCTTCTTGCTGAATTTTTCTTATAATCTCTTCTTTGTCACCTAATTCACCTAAACGAATAGCATTGTATAAATTAAAAGACTTCATTTGCTGCTCAGCTTGAGGGGGTATGCCACCGCCTGTCTGGAATTTCCTGACGCTTCCTCCTCCGTACATCATTTGAGTGGGCGCATCCATCTGAGGCTGCATCTGATCTTGAGGCATCATGCCCATAATCCCACCCTGAGATTGGATCGGTGGAGCTTGGGGCGCTAATTGTGCAGGTTGGCCCATGATCTGCTGAGACATTGCGAGATATTGATCTACCAAGGCGGGCTCTTGCATCTGCCTTTCACCCTGCTTGGCTTCCATTTCGCCCAACATCTCGGCTCTTCTTTTGATCTCATCCATGCCTAGAATCTGAGCCGCTCTACCCGACTCACCGGAGGCAACCTTCTGAACAGAAGGCATGTCTAGATTGCGAAGCATTTCTTGTAGCTGTAATAAATTTGCAGTCATGATGTTACCCTTAAGATCCGAGGTAGCTGCCGAGAGCGCCGATACCTGCTATGCCTAAACCGCCTGCAATCTGACCCGCGCTCGGACCCGGCGTTCTGGTCGCTTGGTTCATTGCCGTTGCGTAAGGAGTTCCAGACAACAGGGAGGCGAAGTAGTTAAGCTGGTTTCGTTTCCAATCTCTGCGCTCAACAAAGTCTTGGTATGCCTGATCCCGTATGGCCTGTTCCATTTCCCTGCCTCGAACTCCCGCTTGCTGCAATGCGTTTATTCTTTCTAGGGCTTGAGTTTGCTGCATGTTCGCTAAGTTCTGGAGCTGTGCCGATGCGTCCAGTCCAAGCCTTGCTCCAGACTGTCTATTCTGAACATCTTGGGCAAAAGCCTGTTGGGCTTGATCGAACGCTCTGAATCTTGTGTCAGCTTCGAACTCTCTCATTGCTCGAAAGGCTTCATCGGAAATAGCTCCAGCCTCTCTCGCCCCCATTAAAGTTCCTCTTCCGCCCACTGCCCCGGCAGCTATCGCAGCGTCAGATACATTTCTTCTGGACTGATTCAGCGCACCTTGATAGTCTTCCATCATTCTCTCTCTTCCGAGACCGAGTATGTTTTCAAGGTACGGGTTCATGTATTGCTGAGACATCGCAGGGAATGTAGGCGTATCAAATCCTACTCTCGAAGCCTGAGAGGCAATACCTCTAGACTGGGCAAGCTCAGGTCTGGCCCCTTGGTCATAGAGGGACTGTACGCCGCCGAACGCTTGAAGCTCCATCGGCGAAAACCCAGCAACCCGTTGGCCCGGATATCGCGAGTACCTCTGATTGGCAATGCCCTTGCCAGTAGCTGCGATACCTTCCCAATACGGCTTAGACCAAGAGGGAAGATCTTGGATAACTCTTTGCGTACCGCCGCCGCCGCTAGAACCCATAATTATCTCCAATCATGTTAGACATGATACCATCGTTTATAGGGGCAGGCTGCTCTACTGATCCGGTCTTATTTACCCTGACCTGATCCAAGAAGTTATACAGCTTTGCTGCTCCATTTTGATTGTTGCCATCGCCTAAGTGGGAGACAACATCTGCGGGAATGACGAACTCTCCACTTGATAATGCAGCTGGGTCGCTCCCATCTATCGTTGTAGATATTGTGTCGTCCATGCCGCCATCGAATCCACCGATGTAGCCACCACCAGCTTTCATGTTGATAGCGTTTAAGTCTTGCACAAACTGAGGTGGTTCATACGGTCCATAACGGTTTAAGAATTCTTGCGTTAAAGAAGTCGTTACGTCCTGAACTTCACCGCCCATTCTCTCATTGACTATGGGGCTCATTAATCTGTCTATAGGCTGTAATGAAAAGGACGCCAGCAGAGCAAGTCTTTCCAACGGAACTATCTGATTAAGATCTTGTTCTGTACCTACAGATCCACCACTGTCTCTGACAAGTTGAGCGAAAGTATCGTAGTATCCATCCCAACCAGACTCTTCATCTCCGAACATAAAATGAGATATGTCAAAGGTGTCCGGATTCTCAGGATCAAATCCCGAATTTATATCTTCATGAGAGGATCTAAGAATTGATTCGAACGGAACTCCAGTTACGTCCATATATTCATCAAGGGAAACGATCATAGATTCTATGAAATCGTTATCTGTAAATATATCAGAAGACCATGCAGGTATATACTTTCCGCCTAAGTTCCTAGATCTTCGTGATCCCCTACCGCCTACATAATTTTGAACAAGTTCGTTAAACATTTCCTCTTGGAACGAAGAGTTAATCCCTGTAAAGTTATCCCCGTCTCCTGAGAAATTTACTAGATTTTGCTGTTCGTAGTTTATTTGACTTAGTTCTTCTGGCGAGCCTTCAAATACATAGTATTCAGTTTCATAGTAATAGTCATTTATGCCATATGGAACTAGTGTTTGAGTTGTCGTCTTCGGGCTGTCGCTCGCGTCGTATTGCTCTTTGGACACCTTGGTAAAATTTTCATTTAGTATTGGATCTGAATTAAAGTTTGTAGATAAAAGAGATTGGAGATTTAATTCAGGTTCATCACCTGTAAACAATTTCAAAACTGAAGATGGAAAGTTATCTAAATCAGATCCAAAATCGTAATCGTTACTCCCGGCGAAGACAGGCATTTCCATAGGATCTAACGGACCACCGATAACATTAACTAACCCTCCACCTGTGGGCGGAGTTTGAGTTACGTCACCATCGCCGCCCTGATCGCCATCGCCATAGTTATAAGTTGCGATACTGGGAGGTTTGTTTCCCAAGAGGAGAGACTGCAAGTCGGTTACATCTACCGCAGAAGCAGGTCGACCGTTATCGTCGAATGTATAGAGTACGCTCCTGCCTCTCGTATCTGTCATTATTTCTTGGTTAGCAGAAAGAGATAACTGAGGAACTCCACTGGATACGGTATAGCCAAACTGTTTGTCAGTATCCCACGGAGCGTATCGAAGGTTTGGGGTTTCTTCTTGACCGGGACTCGGCTCTTCAGTCGGACTCGGCTCTTCAGTCGTGCTTTGAGTTTCTCCTGTAAAAAAATCGGGGTACTCGCTCAGGCTTGCTATACCAGTAATCGAGTACCTGTCATTTGGGTCATGCGTAACAATGAACTCTTCTCCGTCGTTGTTACTGGCGATGAACTGATTCTCGTCAAGAGCTGGGACAAAGGAGCCGGAGTTGGGATCGAACTGGAAACCAAACTGCCTGTCCGTATCCCAAGGTGCGTAAATAAAATTTTGTTCTACCTCTCCAAAGGAAGGAACTTCAGGAGCTTCTTGACCTAAGAGTTTGTATATCTCTTCATCGCTGCTAAGTATTGCAATAGCTTCTGCTTCTGTGTAGACACCTAGCGAAACAAGATTGATTAAGGTTTGTCTAGCTAGCTCAAATCGTTCCGCATCTGTTCTCGGTTCGCCTATCTGGGCGGCTGCGTCTGATGCTCTTTCAAACCTATACTGATCGCCAAACTGGTTTAGAATTGCAGAGCTTTCATTAATTTTATTCTTGAGCGCACGAAAATACATTTCATCGTTAAGCTCAATAGATCTGAGAAAACTATTTACATCCGTGAATCCTTGACCAAGTGCTTCCTGCTCTAGCGAGATAAGAAAAAGCTCAGCCTCTTGAGCAACACTCATCTGCTCAGGCGATAACCGCTCCCCTTCATAGCCTACAATTTCCCTCAGGCTTGCTTCGTTCCAATCACTCCTAAATGGATCTCTTTCTGTTGGAGCGTATACTTCAGTTAGACCGGAGGGAACTTCCGGATCTTCGAGCATATACGAAGTATCAGTTGCCGATTCGAAGTCGTAGGCGTAGGGATCAAAGTCTTCCGGCAGGCTAGTCGGCGTAAACTCCCCATACTGCGGCAGACCGTACCCATACAGTCCTTGCGTATTCTGTACGCCGAGGTTTGCCCCAGTTTCTAGACTGTCCGGGTTGAACCAAGAGGGCGTCTCATCAAACTGCTCTTGGTTATCGGCTACGGTTTGTATCCCGGTGTTGTTCGGATCTTCAATAGCCATTGTAAACTCCTACGCGATTCTTCCAGATCCGGGGATAGATCCGATTCCGCCCATCCTGCGACGCTCATCTAGGTCATAAGGGCTGACGGGTTTCGTGAGATTAGGTCTTGATGGCATCGGAGGAGGGGGAGGAGCAGGTGTCTGGCTGGGGCCACCCATTCCTGCCATCAATGACGAGAGCCCCGTCGAAGCTGCCTTGAGACCGGCTCCGATTCCTGAACCTGCCCCTGCTCCTCCTGCCGCTGCTAGGTTTGCAGCTTCCGCAGCAGTCACATTTCCAGCAGCGAGCTGAGCAGCCGTAACTCCTCCTCCGTAACCGGGAGCTAACACGCCCGCACCGGGCGCTAGTGCTGACCCTGCCCCTGCCCCTGCTATACCCGCAGCGCCAGCGCCGAGAGTTCCGAGCATCCCGCCTATGGCTAAGCCTTGAAGCGCACCTTCCTTGCCGCCAGCTATTGCGCCGACACCTGCGCCGACACCCGCGCCAGCAGTCCCGGCCACAGCCATCTGGCCGAGTAGGGGGAGTGCAGCAAACCAAGCAAACGCTTCCGGGTTCCCCGTTTCCGGGTTTATAGTGACCGGGCCAAGAAGAGCCTGTAACCCGCTAAGCTCTTTGGGGTTAATGTGCATGAGCATGGTGTCGCCATTGCGACCCTTCGAAGCTATATCCCTAGACTTCTCGATCATCCCGCCTTGGGCATAACCACCAACGCCGCCGGACTCAAGATCCATAGTAACCTTGTTATACAGATCCATTCCCGGCTGAGACCCCATCGCTACCCGGCCACCGTCCGCGAACCCGCCCTGCGGCTTTTCGTCAGCAGTCAATCCTTGCCAAAGCTCACCAAGCCAACGATCACCAGTTCCAACCTCATCCTGAGCTTGCTGCATCGGTGAAGGTTTCTGGGTAGGCAAAGGTCGCCTTGCCCCAGTGACAGGTCCGAGAGGACTTCTGTTGGGCATTGCCTTAAGTCTTTTCATGCCCTCATTTCTGTTATTAAACTGAGCGGGAGTAGGTTGATCTTTTTCAGGGAATACATCCCCCATCGTCTTATTCTTTAAACCCGCATCAGGCAAAGGGCTCCCGGCGATAGCCGGAAGTTCATCAGGCATTAATTTGCCCGTGGGATTTGTATCTTCTAGAGTTTCAAACTGACCAAAAGTTTTACTCATCATAATATTGCCTAGACTACTTCTGTTCCAAAAATACTTATAGATAAATCAGAAACTGCACTCGCGTTCTTATAAGACTCAGCGTATATTGCGTCGCCGGAAACTAATCCTATTCCTAATGAAAGAACGTCAGTATCGCTTGCCGATAAATCTTTGTTATAAATTACATATTGTTTATTATCAAACCCAGCACCACTTTTGACTACTCTTATTGTATACGGATGGGTAGCGGCTGCTGAATCTACATGGCAAACAACTATTGAGGATATAACTGCTTGTGAGTAATCTCTTGAGTTAAACCTAGCAGCAGAAGCATCCGGTACTTGATAAATCAAGCAACCAGCGGAGTCGGCGAGGGGTACTGTCGCAGGGTCAGAAGATAGAAGTACCGCCTGAGCAAGTATCTTGAATCCATCAGCCATAAGTCACTATGCCTATAGGCGGAAACGCCATGGTCAATTTTATAATTTTATTATTTGATCGCCTATTCTCCGCTGCATAGTTTTCTTTCTTTCCAGCAGGAGGGTTGACGAAGATTTCTCTATTTAAGTCATCTTTGTTATCAGCCACTATCTTCTTCCATCCGGCTTGACTCGCATTCTTGAGTCTCCAAGCTCCCAACCAGACTCTATCTGGGTGCTGTCATTGTCGTAGAATTTGACCGACATAGTTCTTCCCCGGATTCTTGTGTTTACATATTCCATGGACTGGTCGAGAGTTAAGGATCTAGTGCTTGTTCTGGTTGACGCTGGATAATCTTTTGCGACAAGATCTACAGCAATCTCAGGCACAGTCGTATACAAACCTCTTATGTCTGGAATGAATCTATCTACAAAAATAGATTCGTCTCCATCGTCAAGATCGAAGTATCCGCTTTCTATGTAAGAATCCATCTTTGACTGGTCGTCTTTATATCCATCTTCTTGATTATAAATTATAGATCTTTCGATCCCTTGGTATGCACCAGAAGAATACTGACCTCTGTTGTAAGCAGAGTTTGGTTTTTCCCTCAAGCCGGAATCTGACCAAGCAGTTCTAGGCATAGATCCATACGCCCATGTACCATCTACATAATTGTACAAAACATATTTGTCAGGTTCATTTGAAGTTCTGGATGGATAAAACCATATTATTTCATTAAACAACAAATTCGAGGCAGTAAATATAACTTCTCTTTTGAAGTAATTTAACTCTTCAAATACCTTTGAAAGCACAGAGCAATCTATTTTTTGAACAGTGGTTCCATCAGTTTGAAAGAAGTTGTTATCTCCCATCCAGTACACAATTCCTCTGGCGGCCTTGTGTGCATTTATAGAAGCTAAAGAAACTCCATCAGCAATTTCTTGAAGTGCGAATACAAAATTCCCGCCAACCCAACTCAAAGAGTACATAGATGAATCTGTCCAGACGATTATCTGTCTGTCTGAGCGAGCAGCCGAGATAATTTTAGAGCCTTTCTGTAGTGGCGTGCCGCCAGCGGCGTTAGAGCTTGTTCCTTCCCAAGATCCGGGTCTGTCAATATCGCACCATCTTATAAGCATCGGGTCGTAATTGCCGAATGTATCAGTTGCTCCAAAAGCAATAATTTGCCTAGAGGCTGGATTTGTCATCAAGAATCCAACTTGATCGGGAACAGATCCATGACCATCATCTGTTGATAATCCCAATGACGACATCGGAACTGCATCTGACAGCATGATTCCAGATGCGTATCCGTTGGGTGATGCGCTATGAGAAGAGGTTGAATACCTAGTGTTGTAGGGGTATCCATTACTCATCTTCAAAGACGTATTCCAGTAAAATGGCTTCGTCCTTGTCTTGCACCCGACTAGATCTTCTCCGAATGTGTCGAGCGACCAAATATTTAGATTAGAGTTGTCATTCGTTATGGGAACTGTCGGGTCTCCCCAAGCTGTCCAGTATTGATCTAGAAGGAATACGGAAGATCCCGAGGCGTGAAAACTATCGACTGTCGAGTAATCCCCTCTGGTGAGGGTGTTGAATGTAGTCCCCGTAGTTGAGGAATAACTTATTATCTCTGAATCTATAATTATGCTTCCAGATGAGGGAAAACTAGCTGTGCTTGCGACGTTCGCTGATGCAGTTGCTCCAGCGGCTAGGTTTGCACTTAGCGTTGTCGAAGTTGTCGCTGATGGAACCCCTCCCCAAGATCCAGCACTCCACCCGCTGAACTCAACGAATGTGGACTCTGATGCTTGAATGTCCCTCATTATGATAGTGTCGCCGCCGGAACCTAGACCGCCAGAAGCGCCGACTAGATAGACTGGCAAACCAGATGAGTGATCCTTTGATCTTGAACCGAGTTGGCCTTTATTGCAGTTGTATGTATATGGCCCAACGCCAGAAGGACCGCTAGTTATTTGTATATACTCATCTTCAATCTTGATGTAGTCACTACTTACAAAAGTATTTACACTTAGCTGTATTGTTGTGCCTGAGCTTAATATGTTTGCTGAGAGTGTTGCTGGAGTTCCGGTAACTGAATTCTCTAAAGTTATCTCGAAATAGTCACCGTCCAGAACTCTGGTTACGCACCAGCTTTGAGTTGACCTCGCCGCATCATATCCAGACGCGGGGTCAGTAGCTCCATCGAACAACGGATAAAATAAAGATCTTCTATCCAGACCCGTAGGAGCAGATGACATGCTGAGAAAATTTATGAAGTCCCCAGTAGTCAGGCCATGATTTGCAAAATTTATAAGTACGGTACTAGATCCTGCGATTGGATATACCGGGTTTGAAAGTTTTTCTAAAAGAAACGCAGCATCCCCGGACGTGTGCGCTGATGTGACAGTAGAAAAGCTGCCACGCTCTAACACGACGGTTGCACCGGCTAATCCTCCGGTAGCAACGATCATAAGCTCATCGCCTACAGAATTTGCATCACTGCTCATCCTGACTACATCACCAGCAAGAACGTTAAAGCTAAGCTTCGCGTTCGTGTTGGTCGATGTATTCGCCATGTCAAGGTCTAGCGTTCCTTGAGACTTATACTCCATCGGCGTGATATCGTGATAGACACCACCAAGATCAACGTATAGTTTCTTGTCTGTTCCTACGGCCATCAAGTTGGCACCCAAAATAGATGACCAATTCAACAAGCTCCTAGATATTCCAAGAAATTCATTTTGAGAATACTTAGTCCAGCCACCAATTTTTTCAGGTCTGCCCTGCCTGAACCTAATCAAGTCACAGTCATACCAGTTTCCTTCAGCGGAATACTGAGTTCCTTCTCTATTTATACCGGGAGGAAATGTGACTTTTCTATACGGCATTTATTACTTCCAAGCGTAAACGTAAATGTCCCAACTCGCCAATGTTAACTGTCCATCAGAGCCGCCAGACCTATTTGCAATAGTCACCTCAGAGAGAACATTGCAGGCAACGTAAATATTTGTTGAATTCGCACCGAAAGAGATTAAATCTTGCGAAGGGCCTGAGCCCTCGTCTCGGTTAGATAATGATGTAACGTCTACTTCATCGCCGACTGCCCAGCCATGATCGGTAGCTATACATCTTATTACACACCTAATTATTCTAGGTACACGGCCAAGGCCATGTGCTACACTAGCTGCAAAGCTGTCGGTTAGACCGCCCGAAACAGCCCCACCTAGATTCGCGGCGCTTTCATAGAAAGCACCATCTCCACTGACCATGCCGGAGTGGTAGATGCGACCCCAATTATCTGCTGTTGCCGTAGCTTTAGATCTTACTTCTACTATAGAGCTGCTTGATCTAAGCCCGACTCCAGTAGATCCTCCCTGTGATGTTATATTGAAGTATTTTCCTGTAGTGCCGGGTAATGCAACTCCAGACGAGTTGTAGAAACGAAGTTGCTCAGTACCTAATCCGGCTGTTGCTGATGAGTTTGTATATATTGATGCCTGCGTAGTTGACGGGCCGAAAGTGAGTGAATCTTTTATATCAACTCTCGGTCCAGAAAATGTGACTAACCCGGTCGCTGTAAGTGTACTAACTCCAGCGACTGCACCAGCATTTGAAATACCGCCGTTAGTATTATTGATTCCCCCTAATGAAACGGTAACCCCGCCAGTGGTTACATTAAGACCTGCGCTTGCGGTTAGAGTTGACGTAGCTCTAAGCGTTCCCGTTACCACGCTGTTTCCGGTTATGTTTGCTCCGCCGCCGGAAACAGTCAGCCCGCCAGCGGTGACTGTGGCACCGCCGCTCGCAACCGTTAAGCCAGTTAGTCCGCCCAAGGTTCCGGTTATTGTACTATTGCCAGTTATACTGGCCCCGCCACTAGTAACGGTCAGTCCAGTTAGCCCACCAAGGGTTCCTGTAATTGTGCTGTTTCCGGTTATGGTCGCTCCGCCAGCAGCAACCGTTGCTCCACCGCTGGCGACAGTTAACCCGGTCAGACCGCCGAGTGTTCCGGTTAGCGTACTGTTTCCAGTTATATTGGCTCCGCCTGATGTAACAGTCAGCCCTGTCCCTGCTGTTACAGTGGTTCCAGCGGTTACAGATCCGCCAACGGACAAATTTGAACCTGAAAGAACTGCGATAGAACCCCAGCTTCCGAGTGAGCTATTCTTTATCTCTAATGTACCGCTGTTGTTCCTAAACCCAAACCCGGTCGCGCCGGACGTAGAGGACATATTTAAATATCCACTCGTACCCATGACCGAAGCGCCATCGCTGTTTACTCTGAATTTATTTGTGCCACCAATCGTGGAGGTGATTGAAGTTGAGTGACTTAAATCATTACAAATAAGCTCTCCGGCTGTGACAGTGTTGGACGCTCCAGTTCCGACCGTGAGGCTAGTCCCTGTGATCGCTCCGCCTGCAATCGCTCCTGAGCCGCTGGCGGTTAGCGACGTTCCTGTAATTGCTCCCGAGCTTGTAATTGCTCCAGAGCCTATAGTGCCAGCACCGGATATATTTCCCGTATTTGTTATACCACCACTATTGTTATCTATTCCGCCAGAGATATCCGCCCCGCCTGCTGCGACAGTCAATCCTCCAGCAGTTGCCGTCAAGCCACCAGCGGTTGCTGTTACGCCCCCTGTGGTTGCCGTGATGCCGGTTCCAGCAGTGATTGTAGTATTGGACGAAATTGAACCAGTTCCAGAGGTGGTGATATTGCCGCCAGTGGTGATGTTCCCGCTAGTAGAAGATATGTTTCCGCTGGCGGTTGAGATCGTTCCGGTTCCCGATGTAGAAATATTTCCGTTGGCATCTGCCGTGAAGTTACTGGCAGTTACATCTCCGCCAGAATCAATGCTCCCCGATGCGTTTATTGCTGCTGCGGTAGTCGTTCCAGTTGCGGTAAGCGTGGAGAAGCTGCCTGCTGCTTTAGTCGTTCCGCCTATGATGGTGCCATCTATAGTTCCACCATCTATATCTACAGTAGAGAAGTTGCCTGCGGCTGGGGTCGTACCGCCTATAATGGTATTATTTATAGTTCCGCCAGTTATTGTTGCCGAAGATGTCGTTACAGACGTAGCATTTATAGTGGTTCCATCTATAGTTCCGCTGTTTATGTCTGCCTTGCTTATAACTACAGAGCCTGTACCGTTTGGGGTTATTTCAATGTTTCCATTATTGGCGCTATCAATTACTATCTTAGATCTACCGGAAGTTGTTGAGTATGTCTGTAGAATTAAATCTTTTGTTGCAGATGGTGTAGTCAGGTATACATCATCAGTATCGCTAACGGTTTCATCGCCGAATATAGAAACATCTCCAGTAATACTAAATGTTCCCGCCGTTGCGTTTGTTATCTCATCATTTTCAAACTTGATTTTATCTAGTTTGAGATTGGCTAAAGCGTTTCTAGCGTCTGTTCCATCTAGGAATATTTTCGCTGTGTAACCACTCGGAATAGTTACAGTGTTGCCACTACCTCTCGATAACACGACATTCTGCGTCGTTTCATTTATGGCAACGAAAGATGCTCTGTCCGCATTCGTTCCGCCGACCTGCAAGGTCACTGTGTGGGTCGCGCCTAAGGTTCCAGAAAATATAATTACAGATGATCTTCCTGCTGCGTCCGTCGCAGTCTCAGAAGCAGTAGAGCCATCTCCAATGTTTAGAGTGCTGGCCGTCCCCGTAAGGGCTACCGTTGAAACACCTCTAATGCTCTGCTCAAGAGATTGGAGATTGTTATTGGTTACATCTCCCCAAGAACCAGCCCTATCGCCAGTACCAATGAGTTCGATGCCAAGTCCATCTGTGTAAGTAGACGCCATTATTGATTCACCATGCTTCTATTCGGCACATCCATTGCGTTGTATGCCGGGTTTCTAAAGCTGCCACCTTGCTCAAACACCAAGGCTTGCAAAGCCTCTTTGAACTTAGTGTCATATAAATTTATCAAGTCAGCATCACCCTTCATGAATGTGTAAGCATTTGTGATGCACGCATAGAGCAATGCTTCTTGTCCGTATGTGCTGAGCCAAGTAGTGCCAATTCCGCTCTTCTCTGTAATCGACTCTGGCTTGTAAAAGTATTCAAAAGTTAATGAGTAAGCGGAGACGGCTTTTGGATATATTGATACATACGGATTGTTGCTATCCCCTGAGAAGTTATAGAATGCGTAATACTGTGGAACGCCCGTAGTTTCTCCAAAATACTCTTGAAGAAAATTGGTGTCTTTCAGTATTAAAAAGGATGCGTAGCCGCCTGCGTCAGCATTCAATCTAAGTGATATCGGGGTGATTGGTGATTCAGAAAAAGTCCTCTGGGTTAGCTGTGGCGTAGGTATCCGCGCTGGGGTTAAAGCTGTCCCTGACAAGGTTAACCCCAAAGTTTTCGTGTTGAACCCAGCAATGCCTACAGTCTTATAGATTTTCTCCTCAGACATAGAGATGATGTTGTCCTTCTGGTCTGTATCTCCCCAGAAGTCGTTTTCTAACCACTCGTCTATTGCAGCGCGAAGACTATCTAATGTGTAGGCAATCAATTTTTACTTCCCCTTCTTGGGCATCCTAGCTTTTCTGTAGCCTTTGCCGTGAACAGACCCTCCGCACGAATACTGTGCGTAGTTCTTATCCTCGAACTCGACAGGTAATCCGGTACGCTGCGCTTCCTGCATAGCCTTTTGGTATCCGGTCTGGTCATACGAAAAATTCTTCATTCCAACTTTAGGCATTTTAAACTCCTATAAATCTATGTTGTGAAAAGCCACAACTTCTATGTAATCAACGTCAATTATTCCAGAATCTTTATCTGCATCAACTCTTGGTTTTTGCTTAGAGTCCATGTAATCTATCCTTAAACCAGTCACCGTTCCCGTCCAAGTGGGATCATTAGACATGTCCCAAACAAGTTTGAACCTTGTTGTCATATTTTTATCGCTTGCGGAAAACCCGGACGCAGCTTGACTTAACGGAAGATAAGGAAAAGGTTTTGCAATCTGCCTCCGATCCGCAGACCACGGATACGGAGACGGAGTAGTTTGGTCTGTCCAAAACAAGCTACCATCAAAATTAAAAACAAATTGACTGTTATCTGTAAATACGGTAGGTGTGTCTATTCTAAATGAACTTACAACATACTTATAAACAGAAGTATCTATGTTTAGGTTTTGATGATCGTTTTCCCCAGAATAATCAAACCCTTGTAGGATTTGAGGATCACCACCGGCGAGGTCTGGATTTGGCCTATTGTTACCATCAATCCTAAGAGACTCAGAACTTGCTTGGGCTGATATAGTACATTGGGCTCCGAACCAGCCATCAATAACGCTAAGCCCAGCGTAAGCTCCAGACGGTATAATAGTGACCGTTGGGTTCTTGAAGTCCCACCTATAGGCAGCAGGAAGATCTCTGCCGCTGATTCCGCCAAGAGGTCTGGGATTGCGGAGTGCTTGGGGATCGTCGTATCTGATTCTTCCAAGCATATTTTGGGGATGATCTGGATCCCAACATTCCTCGCAAACTAGAAGATTGGTGCTGACAAGATTGACGGTTTCAGACTTGAGATCCTTTAGATCGTATCTAAAACCACATCTGTCGCAGAAGCCAAAAGCCTTCTTGCCTTTAGCGTAGGAAGCCACTCAGTCGTACCCTCCGGGGAACAACCTTAGCGGCGATTTCTCCCTGTCCTCTTCAACTGCATACTGAAACTGCTCATCGTAGATTTGTTTCAGCATTTGGATTCTGTCTGCAACCTGAGGCTTTTTCAGCGCAATGTTATAAGCCAGACCGGCTA